CCCTACCCGTATCAGGAAGAATTCCATTCAACAGGCGCTGGTAATAACCAGCGGTTGCTCATGGCCGCAAATAGAATAGGAAAGTCTTATTGTGGTGCATCTGAAATGGCCTGTCATTTAACAGGGGTATATCCTGAGTGGTGGAAGGGTAGAAGGTTTTCCCAGCCAATCACAGCTTGGGCTGGCGGAGTCTCCAACGAAACCACAAGAGATATTGTACAAGCAGAATTATTGGGTTCTCCTGATGACCCTGAAGCCTTTGGCTCCGGGGCGATTCCCAGAAAAAATATAATAAAGACGGAACGTAAGCCCGGTGTACCAAACGCCAAAAGCGTAGCATTAGTGCGCCATATTAGCGGGGAGAACTCATCTTTACACTTCAAAGCCTATGAGATGGGTGTTGACAAATGGCAGGGTAGATCGGTAGATGTGGTCTGGCTTGATGAGGAACCATCTAGAGAATTGTATTCTCAGGCAGTAACTAGAACTCTAGATCGAAGGGGAATGGTCTATATGACATTTACGCCGGAACATGGCATGACAGAGACTGTCGCGGCGTTTATAAACAATATTAAGAAAGGCCAATCCCTAACAAACGCTACATGGGACCACGCCTCAGAGAAGATAAAGACCAAGAATGGTGTGGATGGTCACTTATCAGAATCTGTTATGGAACAAATACTTTCCGCATATTCCCCGCATGAGAGGGAGATGCGTAGATATGGAAGACCTTCCATTGGTTCTGGATTGATCTTCCCGATTAATGAAGAAGATTTAATGGTTGACCCCATAGAGCTAGAAGATCATTGGCCGAGAATAGCGGCTATTGATTTTGGGTGGGACCATCCAACAGCAGTAGTCTGGTGCGCGATAGACAACGATAGCGATACATTTTATATCTATGACTGTCATCGAGCATCTAAGGCTTCTCCGGCGGTACACGCAGAGGTTATAAAGCAAAGACCTCATTTTATTCCGATAGCCTACCCGCATGACGGAAATCGCAGGGATAGCATGGGAAACCCCGGATTAGCCGAGCAATATAGAGGGTTAGGTTGTAATTTCCTACTTCAGCATTTCACCAATCCACCGGGCTTGGGGGAGAAGAAGGGTTCTAATTCAGTTGAAGAAGGGATTATGGCGTTGCTCCAATCAATGGAGAAGGGGAAGTTTAAAGTTTTTTCCACGCTACCTAATTGGTTTGAGGAATTCAGAATGTATCACAGGAGAGAGGGTAAAGTAGTTGCTCTAAGAGATGATCTTATGAGTGCAACTCGATATGCATTTCAATCCCAGCGTTATGCTATTGCGGGTGAAGACCCGTCATGGACCGCAGAAGTAGAATATAGGAATTATGGAATCGTTTAATGGCTAAAGAAAAAATTACCGAGGAAGAACTTGTAACTAGAATAAGGGAGGAAATAACCTCTTCTCTAGGATACATGGGTGATACTATTTCCCAGCAAAGGGAAATGGCTATGAAGTATTATTATTCCCTTCCTTTTGGAAATGAGGTGGAGGGTAGATCGCAGTATGTTGACTCTACTGTGCAGGATACCATTGAATGGATAAAACCATCCTTGATGCGTGTATTTGGATCAGGTGATGAGATGGTTAAATTTAATCCCCATGGTCCAGAAGATGTGGCGTCGGCTGCACAAGCTACAGATTATGTAAACCATGTGTTTACAAAAGATAATCCGGGTTGGGAAATTCTTTACTCTTGGTTTACAGATGCTCTATTGTCAAAGAACGGAATAGTTAAGGTATGGTGGGATGAATACTCTGAGGAAAAAAGAGAGGAGTATTCAAATCTTAGTGATATAGAATTCCAGTATATTATTGCTGATGAGGATGTTGAGGTTATAGAGCATAGTGAAATAATTGAAGAGGAAACCCAAGAAGTATATCACGATTTAGTTATAAAACGATCCTCTTATGATGGCCGTGTAAAGATTGAGAATGTCCCACCGTCTGAATTCCTGATAGCTAGAGAATCTAAAAGCATTCAGGATTCCCGATTTGTCTGCCATCGCGTACTCAAGACTTTATCTGAACTTAGGGAGATGTACCCAGACAAAGACCTTGATCATGAGGATTTAAAAGGTGGTGGCGATGAAATGATAGACTTCAGCGCTGAACGTCTTGAAAGATATTCTTTTGATAAGTCTGCTGAATATTGGGAAGGCTGGGGCGATGACTCTTATGGAGAGGAAGGGTTACGCACTTATTGGCTGCATGAGTCTTACCTGAAGACAGACTTTAATAATGACGGTATAACAGAACTGCGTAAGGTTTGTACCGTAGGTAGCACTGTTTTAGCTAATGATGAAATTGATAGGATTCCCTTTGTATCAATTACTCCAATAAAAATTCCGCATAAGTTTTTCGGCTTGTCAATTGCTGACGTTGTTATGGACCTTCAGTTAATGAAAAGCACTCTGATGCGAACATTAATGGACAACGCTTATAATCAGAACTACGGAAGATATGCTGTACTAGAAGGGCAAGCGAACTTAGATGACTTGCTTACACAAAGACCGGGTGGGGTAGTCAGAGTAAAATCCCCCAATGCTGTTATGCCTCTTGCTACTCCCGCCCTTGAACCTTACACATTTCAGATGCTTGAGTATTTGGATAGTGTAAGAGAGAGCAGGGCTGGCGTAAATAAAAATACACAAGGTATAAATTCTGATGCCTTAACATCACACACAACAGCTACTGCTGTCAACGCTGTGATGACAAATGCCCAATCAAGAATAGAATTGATTGCAAGGCAATTTGCAGAAAGTGGTGTAAAGGAACTAATGTGGCTTATATATGAACTTGTCTTAAAGAATCAAGATAAGGAACGTGTTATCATGTTAAGAAACGAATGGGTTCCTGTTAGACCGGATATGTGGAGCGATAAAATGGATTGCACAGTGTCTGTTGCTTTGGGCAATGGATCAAAGGATCAGCAAATGATGCATCTGTCCCAGATGATTCAGTTTGCATCTCAAGCTATGCAGGGTGGATTGCCAATTGTTACGGAAGAGAATATGTATAATCTTGGAGCAGCTTTGGTAAAAGCTATGGGTTATCAGAATGTTGATGAGTTCCTAACCAAACCACCTCCCCCACAACCACAGCAACCATCTCCAGAAGATCAGCTAAAACAAATGGAGATGCAAGTTAAACAGAAAGAACTTGAAATAAAAGCGGCTGATGTTCAATTAAAAGCCGCAAAGATTCAGCAAGAAGCGAAAAAGGATGCAGTAGATGCTCATCTGAAACAAGAAGAGTTAAACCTTGAGCGTGAACAGAAACGTGCTGTAGCCATAGGAGCCACATGACACCAGAAGAAAGGGAACGAAGAGCGCAATCGCTTATAAACGACCCGTTGTTGAACGAATCATTTGATGTACTGAAAGAAGATTTAATGAACCGTTGGAATCACAGTGGTTCAACAGATTTGGAGGCCAGAGAATCTATCTGGCTTGCAATGAGACTGCTTGATCGGATTCATGGTCATATAAACTCCATAGTAGAAACTGGACACATGGCCAAGATGATGGAAAAGCAACACCCATATATCTGATAGAGGAATAAAATTATGGCGGATACGCAAACTGCCCCGCAGCAACCGGCTGGATTACAGCCAATACCCGCGTTAGGTGGAAGTGTCACTGAAGCGCAAGAAGCATTACTCAGTTTACTGGACCCTGAAGAGGAGAAACCGGAATCTGGGGAAGCTCAACCTACCGAAGAAGAAGAGTCTCAACCCGTAGAGGAAGGCGAATCATTGGAGGAGGATTCTGAAGAGGAAGAGGAATCTGAAGAGGAATCTGAAGAGGAAGAAGAATCTGAAGAAGAGTTAGAAGAAGACGAGAAGGGAGAGGAACTTTATGCTGTCACCGTAAATGGTGAGGAACGTGAAGTAAACCTTGATGAACTCGTTAAGGGATATTCCCGCCAATCTGACTATACTCGAAAGACGCAAGAACTTGCAAGTGAAAGAAATCAAATGGAACAAGTCCAATCACAATGGGCGCAGGAGATTTCAGAAACACAAGCGGCGCGTCAGCAGTACATAAATACTATGAGCCAACTTGTACAGAACCAACTTTCAGGACTAGAACAGTTCGGAAATGTTGATTGGGAAACTTTGAAAGAAGAAGACCCAATTCAATATGTTACCAAAAGAGAAGAATTTCGTCAATCCAAAGAACGTATACAGCAAATGCAACAGCAGCAGCAACACGCTCAACGGGAAGAACAAGCAGAGTTAGGTAGAGTTAAGTCTTTAGCCCTTCATGAAGAACATAAACGGCTAGTGAGCGCCGTACCAGAATGGGAAGATAAAGAAAAACGATCCAAGATGATAAGTGAACTCTCTTCTTACGCTCTTTCTCAGGGATTCACAAAAGAAGAGCTAAACGATCTTATAGATCACAGGTCTTTGATTGTCCTTATGAAAGCGGCGAAATTCGATGCTATAAAAAAACCGGAGATAAAGGCTAAAAAATTAAAAAATAAGCCTAATGTTATAAGAGCCGGTAAGGGTAGCTCTAGTACACAGAGTTCTAAATCCAAACGTACTGCCCAAATGAAACGCCTCAAAGGCACAGGGCATCTTGATGATGCTACTGCACTTCTTGAGGATTTTATAGACATTTAACTAAGGAGGAAATGCTATGGCAGTTCCGTCAAATACTAGGGAAACCTATGGTGCTATAGGCATCAGGGAAGACCTATCAAATATTATATACAACATCAGTCCTACGGAGACACCGTTTCTTAATGGTTGTGGTCGTGGTACCGCTGATAACACTCTGTTTGAATGGCAAACAGATACGTTAAAGACAGCCGCTGCTAACTTGCAGATTGAGGGTAACGACTATACTTCAACTGCTGCGACTGAGCCAC